CAATGGACTGCACAGGTTAGGTTAGGAGAGGTTAGGATAGGTCAGGATAGTTTAGGTGAGGATAGGTCATCAACAACAACGGAGCAGGAGCAGGACTTATCCACAGGCGAAAAGGTAAAGGCTCTTGTCAAGAAATACTGGAAGCGTGATTTAGTCTACGATGATGCGCTGCATTATCTGTCAAAGGTGCTGACAGACGGTTCGGAAGATTCAAACAAAATGCAGATGCTTGAAATCGCGTTGAAATTATCCGCAGCACATGGAGAAAAAGCGTGTAACTGGGCATATGTAAACGCTATCTATGACGGATGGAGAGAGCGGAACATTACTACTCCGGAAGAATGGGCTGCATATGAGCAGAGCAGGAAGGACGGTGCTAGATAGTGAGTTGTATAAGCTGTGAATATTGCGACAAAAAAGTAGAGGGCATATATCCGCATTTCTGCAGTGTGTACCAAATGGAAGTAACAAAGCATACACCGCAATGTGATATGTACCAGAAGAAGCAAACAAAGCAACAGCAATTAAATGCCAAACAGTCGGAAAATTCAAAACTGCGTGAGCGCATTGTGGAACTAGAAAAGGAAAACCAAATGCTGAAGAATGATTTTCTGCAATATGCAGGTTTTGAATGGTCGGAGTTGGGAAGGACGGTGCAAGATGAACTGCTTTAGCTGCGAGAAAGATTGTGTAATGAAATACGAAAAGCATATGAACGAAACACCGTGCCGTGTCTGTGCCAGGGGTGCGAATATGCCTACTCCGGAATGCTGGAAATGCATTAGAAACGAGAACGAATGCTACTTTGTGAAGCGTGATGCCCAGTGACTTGTAAAGATTGCCCTGACAGAACCGTTGGCTGCCATATCAGCTGTGAAACATACGCAGAATTTGTGGCAGCCAATGAAGCTGTCAAAAAAGCAAAGAGGCATGAAAACTTAAAAGAGGGGATTGCTGCAGAGCATGGTATCCGTGCCGGTAAAAGCGGTAGATTGATCGAGAAAAGAAGGCGAGGCTATTGAAAATACAAAAGAGCAAGAGCAAATATAAAAATAAGCCTGTCACAGTGGATAATATTCGATTTCCAAGCGTTAAAGAAGCCACAAGGTATAAAGAGTTGACTTTACTGCAAAAGGCAGGGAAAATCACAAATTTAGCGCTACAAGTGCCATACATTCTTATCCCTGCCCAATATGCAATGGTGGACGGTAAGAAAAAATGCATTGAGCGGTCTGTTAAATACGTTGCTGATTTTGTGTATTATGACACCGAAGCGGAGCAATGGATTGTTGAAGATACAAAGGGAATGCGCACAAAAGAGTATATTCTAAAGCGGAAATTGATGCTGCATACATACGGTATCCGAATACATGAGGTATAGCCTATGAGAAAATTCGTATGCAGCAGAGATTGCCCACTATCAAGATGCTGTCTATCTATCCGTGACTATCCGTGCAGTGTTTATATGGATATCAGGAAACGCAGGGTTAGTCGTAGCGCTTTGGAAAAAGAAGTGCGACAAAGAGATAGGCGAGTGACTTATAGGGCGTTAAAACGAAAATATGAAAGCGAGGATAAACGATGCCAAGAGTAACAAGCATGCCGCCAACGGCTTACAACAGAACGATAAGCACAATAAGAGATTATCCAAGAATGGTGTACGAGGTGGAACGGCTGCGCAGAGACACGGCAAGCGTAAAGGTTACCAACTACAGCGGTATGCCTTCCGGTGGTACTCCTTCCGGTATGGATGATAAGATTGCCAGGCTTGTAGATCTGGAACGGGATGTAGAAAAAATGCGTGAGGCTATCGACACGATACCGGATGATATGCGTGATGGTATTATGAATAATATCATGTATGGCATTGGATTTCCACGGAACTGTGACGGCTATCTGGTGCCATCTATTGCCACATGGAAGCGTGAAAAGCAAAAATTTATTGTGCTGATGGCACATAAGATGCGGATATACTAAAAATTTTTTGATTTTTGAAAAAGTTGAGCTTTCAGCAAAAAATAAGATGATATAATAATATCGTCGGTGAGTGCAAAAAGTTCAAACTCATACAAGACCTCCAATTTTTAAGAGAGTTGCCGTTATTGGTGATTCTCTTTTTTTATGCCTGTGTAGTGTAGTGGTCGCACGCTCTCATGAAGATTGAAGCGCTGGTTCAAGTCCAGCCGTGGGCATTTGTACATATCAAAACCAAAATAACGGGGTGGTGAAATGGACAATGCAAAATATGACATCAAAATAATAAAAAAAGCAAAAAAGTTGTATGAGGACGGCAAAAGTTATAGCGAAATATCAAAAAAATGCAATGTTCCGGAAAACACCCTGAAATACTGGAAGCGTAAATATAAATGGAGCAGACCGCCAAAAACGGGAGCACCTAAAGGAAACAAAAATGCTGTGGGCGGGTCCGGTGGTGACGGTGGACCAGAAGGAAATAAAAAAGCAGAAAAGCATGGCTTTTTCTCCAAATGGCTGCCGCCTGAAACGATGGCGATCATTGAAGAAATGGAACAGAAAAGCCCGTCCGATATATTATGGGAGCAGATAGAAATACAGTATGCAGCCATTATTAGGGCGCAATCCCTTATGTATGTTAAAGATAAAAACGATATAACCATATCAATAACAATGCAGAGCGATGGCGCAACGGCCTATGATGTGCAGCAGGCATGGGATAAGCACGAGCGTTTTTTATCCGCCCAGAGCAGGGCAATGGCTACGCTCAATAATCTAATCAATCAGTATGAGAAGATGACCAGCACGGCCGAAGCTGACGAACGCAAAGAGCGTATCAATAAATTACGCTTGGAATCTGAACGAATTAAAGCAGAGACAGAGCGCATAAAAGCAGATAAAGGCACCGGCTCCGGTTCCGTTATCTTCTACGGAGAGGGTGATTTGCTTGATTAGAGATAAAAGCAATGTTCCACACTTTCCAACGCCAGAGGAAGCAGTAAAAAAAATCTATCTGCCGGATGTGGTAGGCCGTGGCTATGCGACTTTCTGGAACTACAAAGGACGATACAGGGTTTGTAAGGGTTCCCGTGCTTCTAAAAAGTCAAAGACTGCCGCACTATGGATAATCTATAACATGATGAAGTACCCACTGGCCAACACTATTGTAGTTCGTCAGGTTTACAGCACCTTAAAAGATAGCTGCTATACGGAATTAAAATGGGCGCAAAACCGGCTAGGTGTGGCGCATCTCTGGAAATGTACGCAATCTCCATTGGAGATGACATACAAGCCAACAGGTCAAAAAATATATTTTCGTGGGTTGGATGACCCGTTAAAGCTTACTTCTATCACTGTTGAAGTAGGCTTTTTATGTTGGGTTTGGTGTGAAGAAGCGTACCAGATTGTAAGCGAAAAGGATTTCGACACACTCAACGAATCCATAAGGGGCTTTATACCGCCTGAAACTGGACTGTTTAAGCAGATAACACTGACCTTTAACCCGTGGAGTTCTACCCACTGGATGAAAAAACGCTTTTTTGACTGTGAGCCTGACCCCGATATATTAGCAATCACAACTAACTATATGTGCAATGAATGGTTAGACGCTTCCGACTTGCGAATGTTTGAGCGCATGAAGCAGGAGAACCCCGACCGATACAAGGTGGCAGGCCTTGGAGAATGGGGCATAGATGGCTTTGTGTTCTTCCCTGAATTTACTTACACAGACCATGTGATTGAGCCGTTTAATCTGCCGAAAGATTGGCGCAGATATATAACGCTTGACTATGGCATGGATATGCTTGCTTGTTATTGGATAGCCGTTGACACTGTAGGCAATGCCTATGTTTACCGTGAACTCTACGAAGGCAGGGACAACGGAAAAGGGCTGAACGGCTCCGGCCATATTATCAGCGAAGCAGCCAAGCGCATTTTGGAAATGACACCAAAAGACGAAGAAATAACAGCGACATTTGCACCGCCTGACCTTTGGAACCGTAGGCAGGAAAGCGGAAAGTCTGTTGCTGATATTTTCGGGGAATATGGAATCTATTTGACCAAGACAAGCAATGACCGCTTGGATGGCTGGGCATCAATGCATGAATGGTTGAAGGTGCGCAGGGATGAATTTGGCAGGATGAAGCCAAGGATGCAGATTTTCAAGACCTGTATCAACTTGATTCGCTGTATCCCTGAACTGCAGTATGACGAGAAAAAAGTAAACGATGCAGCCAATACACCGCATGAAATAACCCATGCGCCGGATGCAATAAGGGGCTTTTGTGTTTACTGGATTCTCAATGCAGACGAGCCGGTACAAAAAGATGATGATTATATCGACTATGACGATAGTTTAGATAATTTCTTTGATTTTGCGGGGTGAGATTATGGAAATATTGCTTGCTAGTGTTACTGGTTACTTGCTGGGCGGTGCGTCCGTTCTGCTTACACTCTATCTGCTGTATGACAAAGTGCAGCCGAAAGCAGAACCGGCAGAGCCAGAAGCGAAAGAGAGAGCAGAACCGGCAGAAGTGCCGGAACAATCGCCAGAAGAAAAAAGATGGCTTGCAGAAATGCAGGAACTTTTGGCATATGACGGCAAAGGGGGTGCAATGAGTGGAGATAAAGAAAACTCCTGAAGAAATTTACAAGGAGTATACGGACGATTCAAGCTACAAATCAGGGCTTGACCTTTACGATAATGTAAAGCGAAACAATAATTTTTACCACGGGAAGCAGTGGGAAGGGCTTAATGCTCCATCACTGGAAAAGCCGGTATTCAATATTGTTAAACCATCGGTAAACTATCTTACTTCTATGCTGATCACTGATGATATCGGTGTGAAGTGTGAGTATGAAGGCGGAGAAGGTGAACATCTAGAGCAAATCTTACAACGAGAAGTTGCGAAGGTGTTTGAGCAGAACAACATCGGATACCAGAACCGTGATAGTATTACGGCCTGTGCTTTAGACGGTGACACTGTGCGCTATCATTACTGGGATAGTGAAGTGCAAACAGGCAAGCCGTGGATGGGTGCCATTAAGACGGAGCGTGTCGATAATACTTGTATCGTTTTCGGCAACCCGAACACTAACGACATTCAGACACAACCGTGGATTATCCTGCTCATGCAGATGCCAACAAACGAAGTTAGAGAGATGGCAAAGAATAACGGCGTACCTAATTGGGACGATATCCGGCCTGATGATGAATTGCAAGAGCATTACAATTCAGAACATCAGGAGCAGGGCAACAATAAGACCACAACTGTCATGTTGAAGTTCTGGAAAGAGAATGGGAAAGTAAGTTTTATGAAGTGTACAAGCACCGTAGTAATCGAGCCGGAGACACAAACAGATATGCGGCTTTATCCAATCTCTTATTTCTCATGGGAGAGGGTAAAGCACTGCTGTCATGGTACAAGTCCTGTCACAGCCGTTATTCCTAACCAAATCTATATCAATAAGATTATGGCATTATCCATGGAATACAACAAGCGCATGGCGTTTCCTAAAGTCATTTATGACAAGTCGAAGATGCTTCAACCATGGAGCAACGATGTAACAAAGGCTATAGCGGTAACAGGCAATCCAAGGGATGCTGTTTTTGATGTATTCAGTGCTGCACCGGTGAACAGTCAGGCATTGGAACTGGTGGAAAGCACCATGGAGAAAACAAAGGATTCTCTGGGGGTATATGATGCCGCATTAGGTGATGCACGGCCAGAAAATACTTCTGCTATCGTTGCATTACAGCGTGCATCTAGTCAGCCGTTGGAACTACAGCGCATGGACTTTTACAAGTTCATCGAGGATTCTGTGCGAATCATCGTTGATATGATGGGGGCTTACTATGGACCACGGGAAACAGAGATTACCCCGGAACAGCTGGGACAGTCTACCCATGTTATATTCGACTTTAGCAGCCTGCAGGGTTTAAATCTCAATTTGACCGTTGAGATTGGCCAGGCAACATATTGGAGCGAATTAGTACAGGTTCAGACGCTTGACAATATGCTTTCGCAG